TACGGCACTTCGCTGAGGCTCAGTGTTCCCTCGCTACGGTGTCCATCCGGGGGCATCGCCTCCGGTTTGCTTCGCTGCACCTCCTCTCGATGTATGCGGCTTCGCCGCATGGCGCTGCGCGCCTAACCCCCTGATGGACACCTTCGCTCGGCCTGCCGAAGGGGCTGGAGAGCAAAAGCAAGATCAAGAGCCCCTCACCCTAGCCCTCTCCCGGAGGGAGAGGGGACTGACCGGGGTGCTTGGGAGAGATTCGCCGACGTGCGATACCGCGTTGAACTCAAGTATTGAAAAGCCCACAAATCGGCTCCCTCTCCTTGGGGAGAGGGCTGGGGTGAGGGGTAAATCCTGTTAACGCGTGACCTAAATCATACCCAAAACGCGCGATAAACCCGACCCATTCCGGTCCACCCCGACCCAAACCGGGACACCCCCTGCAATTCCCTTGCACCCACCGCAACAAAAAACGCCCCGTCAGTCATCAACCGACGGGGCGAACATATCCACCTGACGACGCGCCACCTCATCCTTGCGCACCGCCTTCACAATCTTATAAATCCACTGCAACGACACCGCATACTTCCTCGCCAGATCACTATGATTCGTCCCATTGAACTCCTCAAAAATCTGCCGATCCCGCCGACTAAGCTTCCCCGCCAGCCCCATCGGAAAATAGACATTCTGCCCACCCCAATGCGCCGCCATCCGATCAGCCACCTCTTTAGCCACATGCCGAGCCGCCTCATCCTCCATCGACACCAACTCAACCAACGAAGCCGCCACATGCTCCGTCAAATCAACCAACAACTCCGGCCCCTTACTGCGCAAGCCACTCATCCCAGCACCGCCGCACCCAAGAGGCCAACAATCATTGCACTTGCCCCCTGGCCAACGTCAGCCAAACCACATCCACCCCACGAACCGTCACCGCATTACACGTGAACTGCCCCGCAGACGAATAGCGAATCCCACTCAAACAATCCCCGAACCGCAGCACAAACAAATCAGCACAGTCCTCATCAATCACCACCTTATTCTCTAGTAGCACCTGCTCCTTGATCCCAATGCCGGCCCCACGCAACTCCCGCACCAGCTCATTAAAAGCCGACAGCATGATTGGAAACCCCTCAGCCAAAATGCTCAGCGGCACACACCTCAACCGACTGGTCAGATTCAAAGTCTCCAAATCACACCCCCTTGACCACATCAGCAGTCACCTTCGGCACACCTAACTGCACCGCCAAATTCATCGCCGCAATCACCAGATTCCCGATCGCCAACGGATAAAGCAGCGAAACCGTCCCATCCCGTCCACCATGCCGAGTCGGCTGAGACAACCGCGCCACAATCGCCTCAACCGCGCCAGGCTCGATGACATCCCCCAACGCCTTACCCACCCGCTCAAACCGAAACCTCAAAAACTCCCCCAACCGCGAACCATCAACCGGCCCCAGCACCACCCGCTCACAGCGCTGCACCACCTCCCGCACATCCGCATTCCGCTCACTCAACTTCACACCCAACTCCGGCTGGCCGATCATGATGACGCTCACCAACTTCGTGAACCCCACCTCCAACTCCAAAATCCGCTTCAAATGCTTAAGCGTCGGCACCGGCAAACTATGCGCCTCCTCAATCACCAGACAATGGCGATACCCGGCCGCATGCGACTCCTTCAACGCCCGATGCAACTGAGCAAAGCGGGCCTCAGGGCTACTCTTCGGCTTAGCCAACGGCGCCACAGCCGCCATCATCGACTCAGCGATATGCGTACTCTTAAGCGACTTCCCCTTCGAATCGTTATCCTCAGACGCCAACACATACGGCTCAATAATCAGCACCGGATCATTATTCTCAGCAAGCCGATTAACCAGATCCCGGCGAAGCGTACTTTTACCGGCCCCCGATTCCCCCTCAACGGCCAGAAAGCCACCGTGCCGAGCCGTCTGATACATCGCCTCCCGCACATAGCGAATATCCGGACTCACCCACATATCCTGGGCACACTGCAACTCATCAAACGGATCACGAAACAGACCAAACGCCTTACGCGTAGCGGGCTGAAGCGTTTGCTTAGGCAACAACATCGAATCGTCCTCCTTGGACAGCACAACCACAGCAGCCGGAACATCGGCCATCAAACACGGCACAACCGCCTCATCAAAAGCACCCGCAATCGCAGCATCATTCGCCCCACAATCCGCCAGAAAAGAGCGAATACGCCCCCGCAACACCTCACCATCCAACTTGCGCGGCCAAAGATTGTGATTCACCAACTGCGCCACCGTCGCACTGCTCACACACAACGACTGCGCCAACGCCGCCTGAGGCCGGCCCATCTCCTGCAAAATCCCTTTCAACTTCAACATCACACACCCCCAACCGAACCGAACGGCCCACGCCTGACCTCAACAGGCCGCTTCAACTCAGCCTCAATCGCGTCAAGATCCTCCTCCGGAACACCCTGCGGAAAACGCTCCAACAACCAGCCGTAAGACTGCGGCGACCACAACTGACCCAGCCTCGGCCGCAACCACTTCGCCGCCTCAACCACACTCAACGGCGCCACTTCAACCGTCGGCGCCTCCACATTCAGCGTCGAACCCCGACGCGGCAGATAAGCCGGCAACACCGTATCCTTCACATACTTCAGCGGATCCACACGCCCACCAAACGGCACCGCCTTCGCCTTGCGCGCAGCCAGCGCATCCGCCTCCGAATGCGTCCCCGTCGCCAACTGCTCCAACACCTTGCGCGACACCTGCGCCGGCGTCTGCGCATGCTGTTTAAACTGCTCGCCAATCACCGCCGCCGACTCAGCAAAGCCAAACGCATCCACCCCGATCCGTTCGATCACGTGGAACCGCTCACGTCCGTCATCACCCACCAACACCGCAATCGCCGAATCCTTATCCCGCCAGCAATTACGCGTAACCAGCAACTTCTCACCGACCATCACTCCCGGCACCGAACTCACATCAAACGACGTCCCGCGAAACGACACCCGCAACAAATTACTCACCTTGCGGCACTCCGGCGTACACACCGCCAACTCCCGGCACACCTCAACACTCGGCGCCAACCGCAGCTGCTCAGGCGTAATCAACTGCCACACCCCATACCGACTGCGGCGAGTGCGCGTATGAATCGACGTCGAATTGAAAAACCGCATCCACTGCGTGGCCCACACATTAATCTGCTCAAGCGTCTTCGCCGGCTGAAACTTCAGCGCACTCTCAAACTCCCGCTCGACCAAATTGTGCGCCTGCTCAACCTGGCCCTTCGCCCGCGCATTACCGACCCGATTAATCACCAAATCAATCGACAACACCCGGCACAAATTGCGGAAAATGCCACTCGTCATCGCCGCCCCCGGATCCGTCATCAACACCCAAGGCACCCCATGAAAAGGATCCGCAGCACCGCGTTTCTGCATCGCATTAATCAACACACTGCACAAATTCTCAGCCGACTCCGCCCCCAACACATACTCCACATACAGCGTCCCGCTCGTATGATCCGTCACCACATACCGCCACAACCGCTGGCGTTCAATCCGCTTAAGATTCGCCGGCTTCCCCTCATAAAACTCAGCCTTATGCATCACCCGCGCACCGTCATCCGCCAAATAGAACTGCGTCGAAATCGACGCATCCACCTGCCACACATGATTAGGATGCAAACTCGCCAACGACACCGCCGGGGCGTCCTGCAACAACTGCGAGGGATGCAACTTATAAGCATGCAACGCCCGGCAAATCGCACTGCGACTCAACGGGCGAAACACACCCGTCAACTCATCCACACGACCCGCCGTAATCAACCCATTACTGCGCAAGCGCTCAACCGCCCGCACAATCGTCGACAACTGCTTGTTATTCGCCCGAATCGACTCCAACAACATCGCCGAAATCAACCGCGCCTCCTCAATCGGCAAAACACTGCTGCCCGCATCCCGACGACGCTTACGCGGCTTCGCCACAGACACCGACTTCAACAGCCGTTGCAGCGTAGAAAGCGACACCCCCAGCTCCAACACACCTGCCTCATAAATCGCCGTACGTTCGCCATACCCCGCGGCATCAAGGCGGCGGGCAATCTCCATCAACTGCTGAGCCTGAACAGGATTCATCGGCCAGCCTCCGCAGCCGACAACCAAGCCGCAGCACCATCCGCCGCACCCAACAAATTGAACTCACTGCGAACCACGCCCAGCGTCGTCTCCAACTGCCCAATCAACCCGGCCTTAAACACCCGATGATCCTCACCGTCACACGCCAGTGCCGCCAACTTCGCAAACCCCTCCCGCAGCGGCCCCAACACACAACACTCCGCCTCAAACGCAATCGCCGTCACCTCAGCGCGCAACGCCTTCGCCACCTCATCGGCCGGCATCGCCTGCACCTGCTGACGCGAACACTCCAGCGCCCGGCGAGCGCCATCCAACTCACCGGATCGCTTCGCCAGCAACTCGCTCTGCGCCGAATAATCCGCCGTAGCCTCCTCAAGCCGTCGCCCCAACACCGCCGTCTCCCGAGCATGCTGGCCGATCAACTCCTCAGCCAACTCAACAAACGCCTCCTTATCACCCGCCCTGGCCACCTCAACCAGCGCCGACTGCTGGTCCTGCGGCAACTGGCGAAACTGGCGCAACTCGCGATAGCCAAACCCCATCCGCGACATCGAACCCAGCGCCTCCTCACCGAACGCCCGCACATTCGCAATATCGCGATCCACCTGATCAACCGAACGCCCCAACAGGCCGCAAAACTCCTCCCACGTCCCACTCAACACCTGCGCACCGTGCGGACTTTTACCCCCAGCAATCGCTCGATAAAGCTTCTTCTCCTTCACAAACGCCAACTTCGAAATCCGCACCGTGCGGGAAAACGCCTCCAACGCACCCGCCATCAGCGACTGACCCAACAACTGATTCACCACATCCCGCTCATCACCATGCAACGCCTGCAACGAGGCCATCGCATTCTGATCAGCCGTCAACCTCGCGCCATCCAACGCCGGCAACACCAACGCCTCAGCGCAAACACCCTTGCTCCGTGCCATACAGCCTCCTTAAATCCTCGAACCAGCCGCAATCCGCTGATTGATTTCCTGCATCCGTCCCGTCAAATGCGCCATGTGCTCGGCATGCGCCTGCGCCATCTGCAACACCTTCACCGAATGAGCAAAGCGCCCGTTATCCAACTTCAGCGCCAAACCTTCCTCAATCAACGTCTGCATCGCCCGCGTAATATTGCTCGGACTGTCCTGCGTCAAAATTGCCAACTCCGCATTACTCAAGCCCGTCACCGTGTGCCCCTTCAACGCCAACAGCACACGCAACACCCGAGCAGACGCCGACACCGGCCGACTCATCGCAACACCCAAGCAAAAGCGGTCAAACACGACACAGCACGCACAACAAAATCAGGTAAATTGCCCCCATCAAAACCGAAGGCCCGCACCTGCCACCTATTAAGCAGCCCACGCGTCACCGCAAAAAAAGTGGCAAACAGTGTGTTTTTTGTAGGAAAACTCTCTTTTTCACCCGCGCGCAGTCTCGGCAAACAAATAAAAGCGGTAGATTCCCCATAACCGATATGATTTTTCATCCAGAGCCTCACGCCACAAAACGCGAAGACTCAAGAGCCGACGCCGGGTCCACACAAATCTCCCCGGCCTTAAGCCCCAACTTGATCGCAATCTCATGCGTCTGACCGCGCACACACTTCTTGCGCCCACCCAACACCTCAAACACCAGGTTGGGCGAAAAGCGATTCGCGATCGCCCACTGAGTAATCGAAACACCCTTGGCCCTAAGCTCAGCTTTAGCCTCATCCGCAGTACGTAGCGTCATAAAATCCCTCCGGGGAAACAGCACCCGCCTTGGTGCCGATAAAGTTGCCGTTCGTGGTCGGACGGTGTGAACGAATGATGGAACCGAACGGTTCCCATGTAAAAGGATTTTGGTAACCGAATGGTTTCCTTTTGTGAGCGACTACGCGGCGAGCGGACACGGCTAGGCCTCAACCAAACCGACTTCGCAGCCCTGGCCGGCGTAACCAAAAAAACCCAAATGCTCTACGAAGCAGGCGACCGCGTCCCCGACGCCCACTACATGTCCGCCATCGCCCAAGCCGGCGCCGACCTCTACTTCATCATCACCGGCCAAAAAATCCTCGTCCCCAACACCGACGCAGCAGCCCCCACCTGGGCGCCCATCGACGGCGAAAAACTTGGACGAATCATCGAAATGCTCGAAGCCGCCGCCAAACAAGCCGGCCGGCGTTGGCCATCAAAAAAACTGGCCGAAGTGGCCGCAGAGATCTACAACGCGCTGGGCCACGAACAACAGTTCGACCAGCCCCGCGTTGAGCGCATATTGAAATTGGTAATAAATCGCTGAAATAGCAAAGGAGAACTATGCCAAGCGAGGACGGAGACCTGGTCAGCAAACTATCAGCCAGGCTTTCAGAGGAAATACAAAACCTCCCCATGGATGGAAAAGACCATCAACTCACCATCAAAATCAAAGGCAACCGCGGCCAAATCAACCTCGGCCACCACACCCTCAAACATCCGCCACCCCAACCCAGCGAACGACAGTGCTTGTATTGCGACCAAAACCCTCAAGACGACAACACCGCCCATAAAAACGCCCTGACACAGCAACACAACAACCACCGGCTCATCCTCAAAACCTGCGTAGCCTGCATCGGCATCGCCGCCCTCAGCTACTCAATCAAAGACCACCTGCCCGAAGCCCTCAAAACCTACGCCCTCATCGCCACAGGCGTATTCGCAGGCCTGGCCTTCATGCTCGTCGCATCCCACTGAACACCCCAACAACAGACGGTGTCACCACCGTCGCCCAAGCAGCACCCACGGACGAAACGCCCCAAAAAGGAAGCACCAATGGACAAGAATAAAAACAACGTAAAAACAGAAAAAACCACCGCTCAAAAAATCGCGTTAGCGGTGTCATGGATCATCGTCGCCGCCAGTGTTTGGTATTGGCTCAGCCCGAGCGCCAACACTCCAATAGACCCCGCTATTGCCCAAACTGCCGAACAGCAGCAGGCGCCCACCGTCTACACCAGCGCCAGCCCTCAAGCCTTGGCCAGCGCCACCCAATACTTGGCAGACCTCGACAGCGCTATGAGCCGAGGTGTGCAGATTCTCAAAACCAACAACCTCAAAGACCTATCGGCCCACAGCCAACACTTCAAAGCCCTGCGTGAAACCGGTCAGGCGCAGTTCGGTCGTTCCGTATTCGAACCGCTGGGCCACTGCGCCGCAGCCGGGATCTACGCCAATAGCTGGTGGCAGGCCCAAGTCAGCGCAATGAGAAGAGAAGGTAACGGAACCGTGCCCGGCGAGATTCAAAGCCTCCTAGATGAGTTCCAAACCAATCGGGTACAGTGCCTAACTGCTGTCCACCCCTCGGTCGACGGGGTGACCACTGCAATGGATAAAGAGGGCGATCAGGATAAATCCTGCCTTACCACTTTCATTCTCGATTCCCACACGAAGGAACTGGTAGAAAAAGCAAAACCTGCACATTGCAACATCTGACCAGCTTTCCATGGATACAGGAGCCAGCGACAAATGTTCGAAGACCTAATGAACGACCATTGTTTCGTCATAGATCCAAGCGGAAAAAAATCGGGGCCGTACAAAACAGCCTTCAGTGCAAGAAACAGTATTCGAATTTTTGATCCAAACTTCGAAGCACAAGAAGGCGACTCGCTCATTCAGCCTTTGCCCAATGGCAAAGAGATATCATTCGCCATTACCGGCATAAGCTATCAATCTGGCTTGGGTGACGACATCCCGGGAAGCTGGCAAGTGGTTTATGCAAAAGGCGGTACCCAACCTAAACCACCGCAAGTCATCAACCCGACCTACAACTTCCACGGCTCCAATAACGTTCAAATCGGCGACAACAACATCCAGAACATTCGCAACGCAGTTGAATCCCTCGTTCAGGGAATCAATAACGCCCAGACCACACCAGCAGAAAAAGACAAGGCCAAGGGGCTACTCCGCACCTTTCTCGAGAACCCAACCACCGCCTCAGTATTAGGCGCAGCGGCAACCGGCGTACTCGCATTACTCGGCTAACACCGTTCTCCCTAAACCCAATTAAAAGCCCTCCATCCCCACGCCGCCCACCATAGCGGCGTGAGTATTTCTGGCCCCCGCAAACCCGGGGCGCCCCGACCGGAGGCAACCCCCATGCGCCCGCAATCCCCCCGCAACACCCCCGACACCCCGCGGGGCACCCCATGACCCACCAAGACCTCACCACCGGCCTGCAAATCGCCGAATGGCTCATCCTCGCCACCCTCAGCCTCTACACCTGGCTCGCCAAACGCCAAGCCGCCAGCGCCCACCAACTGCTCCACCTCAACACCCGCATCGTCGCCCTCGAAGAACACGTCCGCCACCTCCCAGACCAAAGCGCCATCGCCGACCTGCTCGGCGACATGAAAGCCATCCGCGCCGAACTCACCGGCGTCAAAGACGCCCTCAGCCCACTGGCCCGCGCCCTCGACCGCATCAACGACTACCTGCTGCGAGAAAAACCATGAACACCTACACCGACTACCTGCGCCACGACATCCGCCTCGTCCTCCTGCGCCTGCTCGCCGACATGCCCGGCTACCGCGCCAACAGCTCCGTCCTCAACACCGCCCTCGACCACCACGGCCACAGCACCAGCCGCGACCAGACCAAAACCGAACTCCACTGGCTTGCCGAACAACACGCCATCACCCTCAACGACATCGGCCCCATCCTCGTCGCCACCCTCACCGAACGCGGCCAAGACATCGCCGCCGGCCGCGCCCGCGTCCCCGGCATCCAACGGCCGGGCGCCTGACCATGGCCGGCAAATCCACCATCAACCGCCTGCCCGCCGACGTCAAAGCCTACCTGCACAAACTCCTGCGCGAAGACCGCCACACCCTCGACGCCATGCTCGCCGACCTCCAGGCCCGCTTCCCCAGCCAAACGCCGCCCAGCCGCAGCGCCCTCAGCCGCTTCAAAATCGGCTTCGACCAACTCACCGACAAAGCCCGCCAACAACGGCAAATGGCCGAAGCCTTCGTTGGCGCCTTCGGCGAAGACGCCAGCGACAAAACCGGCGTCCTCCTCATCGAAGCCATCTCGACCCTGACCTACCAAGCCGCCCTAGGCGCCCACGAAAAAGACGACATCACCATCGCCGAAATCAGCGCCTTGGCCCGCGCCGCCAAAGCCACCATGGAAGCCCGCACCCTCAGCGTCAAAGAACGCCAAGCCATCGAACACGCCACCCGCCAACGCCTCCTGCAAGAACAAGCCGCCGCCCTCGACAACGCCGTCAAAGCCAAAGGCATGACCGAAGACCAAGCCCAGTACTGGCGCCAAACCTTCCTCGGCGTCAAACCATGACCCCATCCGCCAGCACACTGCGCGTCATCGAATGGGACGAACTGCCCCCCAGCGTCCGCCAGATCCCCGAAGACTACAACCCGCAAGCCCAAGGCCTGCTCATGGCCCACCAAAGCCAATGGCTCGCCATCCACGCCCAAATCAAACTCTGTGAAAAAGGCCGGCGCACCGGCATCACCTTCGCCGAAGCCCTCGACAGCGTCATCACCGCCGCCTCCCAAAAAGCCGCCGCCGGAATGGACTGCTACTACATCGGCGACACCAAAGAAAAAGGCCTCGAATTCATCGGCTACTGCGCCAAATTCAGCCGCGTCATGGCCCAAGCCCAAGCCGCCGGCGCCAGCCAGATCGAAGAGTTTCTATTCCAGGACCAAGACGAAACCGGCCACACCCGGCACATCAACGCCTACCGCATCCGCTACGCCTCAGGCTTCAAAATCGTCGCACTCTCCAGCAACCCCGCCAGCGTCCGCGGCCTGCAAGGCAAAGTCATCATCGACGAAGCCGCCTTCCACCGAAACGTCAGCGCCGTCCTCGACGCCGCCACCGCGCTCCTCATCTGGGGCGGGCGCATCGTCATCATCAGCACCCACAACGGCAAAGCCAACGCCTTCAACCAAATGGTCAGCGACATCCGCGACAAGCGCTACGGCGACAGCGCCCAGGTCTACCGCGCCACCTTCGACGACGCCGTCGCCAACGGCCTCTACGAACGCGTCTGCTACATGGCCGGGGAGGCGCCCACAGCCGAAGGCAAACACACCTGGTACAAAAAAATCCGCAACGCCTACGGCCCGCGCAAAGCGCAAATGCGCGAAGAACTCGACGCCATCCCCCGCGACGGCAACGGCGTCTGCATCCCCGGCATCTGGATCGACGAAGCCATGCGCCCCGGCCGCAGCGTCCTGCGCCTAGCCCTCGACGACGCCTTCACCCAACAACCCATCCACCGCCGCGAAGCCTACGTAACCGACTGGATCGACCGCCACCTCAACCCCGTCATGCGCCAAGCACTCGCGCCAACCCTGCGCCACTTCCTCGGCATGGACTACGCCCGGCACCGCGACTTCTCCATCATCTGCCCCATGTCCGTCGACCAAACCCGGCACCGCGACATACCCTTCGTCATCGAACTGCACAAAGTGCCCACCCGCCAACAAAAACAAATCCTCTTCCACCTCCTGCGCGGGCTGCCACGCTTCATCGGCGCCGCCCTCGACGCCACCGGCAACGGCGAAACCCTCGCCGAAGAAACCGCCGACACCTTCGGCCACAACCGCATCCACCAAATTAAAATCAGCCGCACCTGGTACGGCGCCTGGATGCCCAAATTCGTCCAACTCTTCGAAGACGCCCACCTCACACTGCCGCGCGACGACAGCCTGCACCAAGACCTGCGCGCCATCGAAACCATCGACGGCATCCCCATGATCAGCAAAGCCCGCCAACAAGACCTCAAAGACCCCGACCTTTACCGCCACGGCGACTTCGCCGGCGCCGGCGCCTTGGCCCACTTCGCCACACTCGAAGTCGCGTCCGGCCCCATCACCGTCAAATCACGGCGCCCACGCCAGGGCCCACGCATCACCCAAGGGTACGCATGAACAACCAAGGCCTATGGATCAGTCCCACCGAATTCGTCAGCTTCACCGAAGCCAAACGCAACCCCGCACTCAAGCGCCACATCGCCACCCGCAGCCGCGCCGAATCGACCACCTTCGGCGCCCACCTGCCAAACCCCGACCCCATCCTCAAAGCCCAAGGCAAAGACATCAAGGTCTACCGCGACCTGCGCAGCAGCGCCCTCGTCGGTGGCAACATCCGCCGCCGCAAAGCCGCCGTCCTCTCACTCGAGCGCGGCCTTAAACGCGGCGACGCAAGCCCCAAAATCGAACGTTTCATCAGCGACTGGCTCGCCGACCTCGACCTCGATCGCATCCTGCGCGAACTGCTCGACGCCCCCTTATACGGCTACCAACCGCTCGAACTCATGTGGCAGCCCCTCGGTCGGCACCTCGTGCCTCAAGACCTGCTCGGCAAACCCGCCGAATGGTTCTACTACGACCAGCACAACGCGCTGCGCTTTCGAGCCAAAGACGCCGGTCCCGACGGCCAAGCCTGCGACCCGCAACGCATCATCGTCGCCCGCCAAGACGCCACCTACGCCAACCCCTACGGCTTCCCCGACCTCAGCATGTGCTTCTGGCCCGCCACCTTCATGCGCGGCGGCCTCAAATACTGGGTCCAATTCACCGAAAAATACGGCAGCCCCTGGGTCATCGGCAAACACCCACGCGGCGCCACCGACGACGAAACCAACCTGCTGCTCGACAGCCTCGAAGCCATGGTCCAAGACGCCGTCGCCGCCATCCCCGACGACGCCAGCGTCCAAATCATCGAAGCCGCCGGCAAAGCCGGCAGCGCCGACGTCTACCGCCAACTGCTCGAATACTGCCGCAGCGAAATCAACGTCGCCATGCTCGGCCAAAACCAGACCACCGAAAAAGACAGCAACCGCGCCAGTGCCACCGCCGGCGCCGAAGTCACCCAAGACATCCGCGACGGCGACGCCAGCATCGTCGCCGCCGCACTCAACACCTGCATTCGCCACGTCGTCGACCTCAACTTCGGCCCCCACATCGCCGCCCCCGACTACCAACTGTGGCAACAAGAAGAAATCGACAAAAGCCTCGCCCAACGCGACAAAGCCCTCACCGAATCCGGCGTCAAATTCAGCAACGCCTACTGGCAACGCACCTACAACCTGCAAGACGGCGACCTCCAGCAAACCCCGGCCACCGCCAACGCACCAGCCTTCGCCGAACCCACCCACAGGCCAGCAAGCGACCAAACCGCCCTCGACCACGCCATCAACAGCCTGCCGCCCGAAACCCTGCAACAACACACCGAGCAAGCCATCGCCCCCCTGATCCAAGCCCTGCAGCAAAGCCCCGACCCCACACACGCCCTCGGCTTACTCGCCGAAGCCCAACCACACATGGACAGCCAAGCCCTCGAACAACACCTCACCCAACTCAACGTCATCGCCAACACCTGGGGCCGCCTCAGCGCCATCGCCGACAGAGAAGACTGACATGGCAACCCACACCAACACCCTCAACCCCCTCGACCTCCAAGCAATCTTCGACCTGGAACCCGCCAACGCCATCGCCTACCTAAAAGCCAAGGGCTACGCCATCACCTGGCACTGGCAAGACCAACTCGACCACGCCCACCACCAAGCCTTCACCGTCGCCAAAGCCATGCGCCTCGACCTGCTCGCCGACATCCGCGCCGCCCTCGAAATAGCCCTGCAACAAGGCCAGACCCTCAAACAATTCACCGCCCACTTAACACCCACCCTGCAAGCCCAAGGCTGGTGGGGCAAACCCATCATCATCAACACAGAGGGCACCGCCGAACCCGTCCAACTCGGCAGCCCACGCCGGCTAAAAACCATCTACCAAACCAACCTGCAAAGCGCCTACATGGCCGGCCGCAAAACCAGCATGGAAGCCAACACCGACACCCACCCATACTGGATGCTCGTCGCCACCCTCGACAGCAAAACCCGCCCCAGCCACCGCGCACTCCACGGCCAAGTCTTCCGCCACGACGACCCCATCTGGCAATTCATCTACCCACCCAACGGCTTCAACTGCCGCTGCCGCGTCGTCGCCCTGACCGAAGCCGCCGTCAAACGCCGAGGCCTCACCGTCCAAACCAGCCAAGGCCGCACCTTCACCGAAACCATAGAAACCGGCCTCAACAAACACACCGGCGAAATCCGAACCGCCACCGTCACCGGCCTACGCCTCACCAACGCCCAAGGCCACAACATCACCTTCCGCACCGACCCCGGCTTCAACCACGCCCCCGGCACAGCCCTAAAACAAACCACCACCGACCACCCACCCAACTGACACACCGCATCCCCCTGTAGGAGTGAGCCTGCTCGCGATAGCGCACAACCAGCCACCGCAACACCAAAGCCGAACGCTCACCCCTGTAGGAACTGGCGAAGCCTGCGATCTTTTGATCCTGACTAACCAACCCCACCCACAACCCCATCACCCAAAAACAAAGCCCCCCATGATCACCATCGAACTAAAACACCAACACCTACAACAAACCCTCAACCAAATCGAAGACGCCATCGGCGACCTAAAACCCCTGATGCAATCCATCGCAGCAGAACTCGCCAGCCAAACCGAAGAAAACTTCGAACACGAAGGCCGCCCCGAGTGGCCCGAGCTCTCCGATGTCACCACTGAGAAACGTGCAAAGCACGGCCACTGGCCGGGGCAGATGCTGCAGGTCAGTGCTGCTGGTTTGGCGGCATCGATAACCACGCACGCGACCGAGAGTTCGGCCATGGTTGGCAGCAACAAACCGTATGCGGCGATGATGCAATTCGGCGGGGAACGGGTAGATTTCCCGCAGCTATGGGGTGACATACCAGCGAGACCATACTTGCCAGTAAGCAACGCTGGAGATCTGCAAGCAGAGGCAGAAGAGGCTGTTTTGATTATGTGTCTTGATCACTTGAGAAAGTCGGGGGATTCATAGGGATAGAAAGCGTGGCCTAGAGTGATTGTCGTGACGATGCTGTGTAGACCACTGGTCGGCGCGGATGATGATGCGCATTGTATTGCGCGTGATCATGCGCAATACTTTGCGTGCATCGACGCTCAGCGCTTCCTGATCTTACGACGACTAACTACGAACCTACGAACCTACGAACCTACGAATCTACGAACCTACGAACCTACGAACCTACGAACCTACGAACCTACGAACGACTACTGAGTTGATGATTGAAGGAACAACAGCATGAGTGCACTCCTAAACCGAGCTGAGCAGGCAGTGTCCGCCACTGCTATGGCACGCAGTTTTGGAGCGCGATTGAAAGATGTCGCCAGTGGGGAAGTGACCCATTTGGTGATATTCAAGGACAACGAACCAGCAGCCGTTCTGGTAGGGGTCGACGCCTACCAGGCACTGCAGGACGAACTTGAAGATCTGCGCTCAGAACTACTGGCCATCGAACGCCTGCCCAGCCTCGACAACACTGTCACAGTGAGCCTTGAAGACATGGAGGCTCGCTTTAGTTAGGCAAACGCAGATGAACTGGAATGTTCGGTTTCACCCAGCTGTAGAAAATGATCTCAAACAGCTCGGAAGCGCCGAAGCGAAACGTGTCCTGAAGGTCGTTCGGGAGCGCATCGCCACAGGAGAGCCCGACAAGATCGGCAAACCCCTTCGGGGGGCCTTGGCCGGATACCGCCGGATAAGGACAGGAGATGTACGAATCGTTTACCGCGTGAACGGTACTGAAATCATTTTGGTGTTGTGCGTTGGTGCTCGCCGAGATGAAGAGGTATACGACTCCGCGACAAAACGAGTCTGATAAAAAACCCGCTTCGGCGGGTTTTTTCAGCCTAAAAGTCCCTATATCCATCCGAAGAAATAGATGGCGTCAGTCACGCCAACGCCAACTTAGCTGCGGTCGACAAGTACAACTCGTATTCAGCTATGATGCGGTTCGGTGGTGACAGGCCGGCGTCCTAAGCTGTTAGTGAAATACCTGCTCGGAAGTATTTGGCCGATACAGTGCCGCATACTGCATTCACAGGCGAAAGCCCCCCGCCAAATGGCTCGTACTTGATCATTTCAAAGACGTATTACTCAATTGAAGAGCTGCAAGTGAGTAGGACTTAAGTCTTCTACAACGCATAGACAACCTGCATACTATTACGAAAAGGTTAGGAGTAGATTGAGTGAATGGGGGAAACCTGGCACCCATATGACCCTTCTAAAACCTACCTCAGAATACTTTAAATAATTAGCGCAGCATTAATGTCAACCCCCGCTATTCATCCTTATTTTTGACGTATTGCGCCGTGCTCTATCGGCTCTTATTTTTGCTATTGTCGTGTCTTTTATTTGTTCTAAACCAAAAAAGGCGAGATCATCGAATTCATCATTCATATACCTACTCCAGCTCTCAAAATAGTTGTGCTCTAACGGCTTCAACATTGAGTACAGCTCAACATAGAATTTAAGATCCTCACCATAAGAGCCGAGACAATTGATCTGCAATAAAGCCATTTCTGCCTCGCTAAGCTGTGCGCGCACAATATTTGTGTAGCTCCTTTTTCGAACGTAGTCTGTATAAACTCTTCTTGAAGTTGCGAACCTGTGCCTCTTGCTTTCCGGCATTAACTCTTGACTAGAGTCAATCATTTTCAAAATCGAATATAGGTTTCTAAAATAATGACCTACAGCACTTTTCCAATTAACACAAAACAAATCAATTTGGCCTTGTACTACCTCAGCCGAAACGAGCTCTGGATAAAGCGCGCTGCCTGTGTAAGAGTCTGTGGACTTAAACTTTTCGACAATCATTTCAATTGCACGCCGCCCTTCATAAATCTCGTTTTCCGGACCAGAGCAAGACACATCTCTAAGTATTTTTGCTTGTGCATCTAACATTCCAAACAATGTAGATTCAAACATTTGCTTTGAGTAAACCGCTGTTTGCTGTCGTTGCTCCTGTGTAGCAATTTTTGTTTCTCGTTGAGCAGCCATCATCTCCGCCCGCTGTAAAGCCATCGTTCTTAGAACGGCCATCAGCGCTAAAAAGCTCAATAGCGGATTTAAAAAGCCTCCAGCAAAATCACCTAATTGCCCCCAGTAACTTGCGGTCCCTTCGTTAACTACTGCTAAATTTGGAATATTGAATCCCATAAAAAAATGCATGAACAATGCACCAAAAACACAACCACACGTGAGAAATGCGAAAAGTGCTACAGCAACGAAAAATAGATTCTCTTCAATGTATTCAATTAGAAAATCGAGCTTTTCCCTAAAATACCAGTAACCATTTATTATATACATAAAGCCTCATGCTAGCTGCATGCAATGGTACGGTGATCGCACCGCGTATTATTTAAACGCGCCAAGGGCAGGCATAAACCAAAACAATCTGAGCCTCAAGCCAAACAGCTTGTCTTGGCTCGACTATTAAATACTCTGTGGAACTTTACTTTTTTCAATTCGCACAGTTCATAGATCGTCCAACCAACTCATATCAATATCATTCGCTGCCTCAATTTTTATGGTTTTGAAAAGCGCGTAACCATAAATTTGAACATTTGAATCTACCAGCCCAAGGGTGCGTACAAAACTAGCGATTGCGTTAATGTGCGAGCCCGAAGTAACCACGTCATCAATAATAACAACGAAATCTGCGTTATTTACTTTTCTCTGCAACCCCAAAAACAAACCGAGAGTCGCAAATTGATCGTCCATATCTCGCCAGCCAGAAGACTGGTGTGAGGGTACCTTTGGCCAAAAACGTTCAAATATATCATGCACTTTTATTGTTAGGCCGTGGTCTTCTGAATTTATCCATTTCTCCCACCATTGGCTCATTATGGACATTGAGTGCGTCAGATTGCATTCTCTAGGAACTGACGGTGGTACCGGAACCAAGAGAACATTTCCTTTTATGTTGTTTCTTTCACACCATCTAATGAAGTCATTTTTAAAATGGCCGGCTTTGCTTTTAAAAGGATCTGCACTATAGGCGCCGTTCTTTCCAAATAACGGTGTTCCCACTCGCGCCTCATGCTGTGCCTTACTTAGATTTTTAGCTTGCTTAACTACCCATCGTAGTTCATTTGAGGCCCAAATATCTTTGATATCCCTATAATCATCCTTATTCTTAACATATTCTTTCCCGTAACCGATTCTCTCGACCGGTAACTCCGTCCTTCGAAACTCCTTGGATTGAGGATCCAAAACCAAATAGTCTTTTTTGAAATCATAAGGTTTGTAAGCTAGCTTTCCACTCAGAAAAACATTAATGCATTTTTCAAGATCTTGGATTTTATCAGCGCGGTAAGTGGGCTTGGCGTGATGAGCCATTGTAGACTGCTTAGAGCCCCAGCTTACAAATATTGAAGGCGAGGCAATATGATGAGCATAGTAAATATCCTTTGGGCTATCACCTACAACCAAATAACTTAGACTACTCGCTAGAACCTCATATTCTTCAGCCACGGCATCGGCAATAGCGTTGTGCAAAACGAGCGGTTTAGATTGGCTACCAAAAACCCATCTTTCGGAAATCTTATAGCCTCCTTGCTTTAATACTTCTACGCAATAATCCTTGGGGGAATCAGATACAACTATCACGCAGCATTCAGTGTTATTTAACAATGCATTGACGTACCTGACCAACCTATTTGAGTAAAAAGACACATCGACCGTCTTAGATCGTAGTGCTTCTACAACACTTTCCCTTCCGATACGTGTTCTAAGGTACGCATGACACTCTTCAGTAGCTGCCAACGTCAGATCCAAATCAAATATTATCACCCGCATCACAGTCATCCCTGATTACTTTAAGGCTTTCTTTGTATTTTTTAACCCACTCATAGCTTTGCTCCCTTATATTATTCTCCAGAATATAAAGTTGCTTTTTCTGTTCTATACAGATTCTTATAGCGTATTGAGTACCGCTTTTGTCACCTGCTCTTGCCACCACCACACCTTCAGTTGCCAAGGAAACGGTCGTCCTGTTCCTATTAGCAAAGTAGGATCCGAACGAACTTAATCCGATAGGGTACTCGGTGACCAGCAGATTGGTTGCGCCAATATCGGCCTGAAGTATTTTATTTTCTTTTGGGTAATTTAAATCTAACGGCGTTCCCAGTACCGCTATCGTTCGCCCCCCGAACTTGATTGCGGTTTTATGACCAAGCGTGTCTGAACCTAGAGCCAATCCGCTCACGATGGCATCGTATCCTGACATTAGCAGTCGCTTCACTACATGCTCGCCGTGAGAGATATGACTTTTTTCATCAAGTTCACGGGTACCAACGAATGCGATACTTTTTCTGCAATGCAAGAGACTTTTATCACCTTGCACATATATGACTGGGGGCGTTCCAGGATGGCCCGCTAATTTTTCAGGGTAGTCTTTATCCAAGCATGTAATTGCTTCAAAAGGCGGCTTATACTTTTCTAGTCGATGCTGTACCTTTTCGCCAATATCATCTGAAACTGGAAACATCGAAAAGAAATCTTCGTACAGTCGCTCAAGAGACCCCGCATTAATGATCATTTTCTTAAAATCATCATTAGCTTTGGCGCTACCAATCCCTATTTTTTTTGAGAGCACTAAAACCGCATGCATCCACGCAGTCCGCTTACTTTGTTCACTTGTTTCCTCTAAAAACAATTGTAAGCTTTCCTCTTCTTGTGCACTTGCGTGTCATTTTCACGACATTCATACGGAACGACCCACTCGCCCACGCAGATTTTTTAGTTCTTAAATCAAGGTATAGCACTTTAGCATCAAAGAGTGAATACCCCCAGCCCGACCAAGGTAGAACGGCCGACGGTGCTTAAAGCTGGCCCTGCACTTACTTCAGTGGGGCCTACGATGGCAGCCATGTCGCTCGGCAACTGGCGCGGGTGAGGGTCTATCTATCCACAACTCAACTCGACACCCTGCTACAAAACCCCAGCATCACAAAAGTTCAGGATGGAGTCATTTGGTTCCCATCAAAGCTATGGAAGAGGCCGGCCAGCAAGTCACCATAAAAACAGAGAGCGGCACCCGAACCCGCCTCGATATGATAGGCAGAGATGCAAACGGCGACATCGCATGCGTCGAATGCAAAGCATCTGACACAGCACCACTGACCCGCAATCAAAAACGGGCATTCCCGGAAATCGAACAGAGCGGTGGGCGCATCATGGGCAAGGGCAAACCCGGCTTCCCCGGCGGTACCCAAATCCCGCCCACCCGAGTAGAAATCTTGCGGCCGCCGCAGAAATAACGGAACCAAGGAAAAGAAATGTCAGTAACAGACGCCAAAATTATCGACATGTGGGGCATTCCGAAGTGGGATCCCAACAAAATCATCTTGGGTATCGCAGATCATCTTGAATGGGGTGACAAAGCCGAACAAGGTGAGCACCTGCTAGTACTGCAAGAGAAAATAAACACCTACATTGCCTTCATCGAAAGCGGTGAGATCTACACCGAGATCCCCGGTGCCCTCGGTAAATCACCTGTTATCCGAGTGCACGGCAAGTACGAATTGCCAGAGCAAGGCGAAATTTTCGTTGATCGCGTTGCCGAGACATTGAAGGACGTGGGCATAGGATTCGAATTCGTACTCAAACAAGATTAAAAAATCGCTAACAAATACATTCGTGCTCACGAGGCGCATCAAACGAAGGTTGCGCCATTAGCTCACCTGGTGACCTAGGTCTAAATCCGGGGTAAAGAGCTCATCGACCTCCTTCGTAATGCGTTGCACGATGGGTGCCAGCTCCTTCGCAAGCGACCTGATCGAGTCGGCGGTATCGCCCATCCCTAGCTGGCCGGCCATAAACACCACGCTGTAGTTAAATACCTCATCGTGTGTCTCATCAGAGAACTCTTCACCCGCTTTTTTGGCAAGCTCTGCATGGCTGAGCAACCGTATTCGAGCGTGTTGAAGAGCTTGGTCATAATCTCGGTTGTTCATCTCAATCGCAGCAACCAGGCCCTTGGCGCGCCTATAGAAGTGAACGACATCCTTTGCAAGCTCTAGCGGCAGAAGATTCAGTGCTGGCGGCCCCGAGTCATAGATAGGGAACGGATTCGCTCCGATTGGCAAGATGTTCAAGAATGGAGTGCCTTCAGATTGCAACAACTCATCGCCGCATTCTTCATGGAACAGATCCCACGTACCAACAATCTCGATGCGCAACAGCATCAGGGTCGTAATCATTCTCTCCCTATCCGCAGCTTCCTCTTTCTCCAAAGCCAATGCATGGGCTTTGGTCGCCCCGCGCAACGTAAAGAACCCGCCAATCATCGCCCCTACAAGACCTGAAACCATACTGATGTAAGCATCTGCGCTCCCTAAACCCATGCCTGACTTGCTCCTATATTTTTTAACCGGGCGATTGTAGAAGATCCACCTCGGTGCATTGAACGTCTGGCCTCACGTCGACTCGCGATGATCCAGGATACGAGTCATAAACGTTTTATAAATCCCGCCAGCAGCATTGCGCATCGATAGATTCCACTCACAATGCAAAGCCTACCTTCTACACCTCATTTCTGGGCCGCTCACAAAACCCGACTGGCAATCCATCCCAATCCTAAAGTTGCGTGCATCAGCTTCTAACATCGAAAACATAAAGATTCGCCGTACAAAGCCGACATCAATGGATCGTAATTCGCTCGTGCGCCATCGAAGCGGTGAAAAAAACAAGGCTTGGCAATCAAGCGTCTGGCCTACAAGGAGCGTTATCCAATGCTAGATCTTATCTACATCGTCGACGACCAGTTCGCATCGACCCCCTCCGAAAAAGATGAGGCGCCTTACTCGCCAAACTTCATCATCTCAGGTCAAGACCAATCGTTATTTTCCGCAAAACCTGCATATACAGGAGCCGCTATAGCGGCCGCCACAACGGCGGCTTCGATGCTCATTCCATTCCTGCCAATCTCTCTAATCGTTGCTACAGCCGCAGCCGGTGTCGCCGGTACTGCAGGTGTCAGTGCAGCGATCGCGGCCAAAGATCGCAACGCCACACCCGAGCAACCGGTCCCAACCGTACCGGCAATAACTGAAGAAGCACGTTTGCTCGCTGCCTATGTACAACATCATTCGTTGTCCCGTAGCCAAGCTAAAGAAGCAGGCTATCGCTTCCAGCCAGGGCACCCCGTTGTTGGCAAGGCTTACCGCAGGCACCCACTGTCCGAGCACTCAACCCCGGATAACGGAAATCTCTACATTCCAAGCGACAGCTACGATGCAATTCTCTTGGAAGAGCGCGAATCGGAACTGATCAAGCTGCTAGTTCATCTCGGCGCGACCAAAATCAGCATCACCAAGAAAGCCTCGGATACAACCGCTAGCACCGTCACTGCAAGCGCTTCGGCCCAAGTCGGCCCCATGGGCGGTGGCGACATCAGTTACTCAGGCAACACTAAACGCGACACGGACACACTGGACACTCGTGAATTCCTGTTATCTGGCAGACCTTGGAAAGCCGACAGCAAAGTCGACCGCGAAAACTTCTTCTGGCTGTCCTACGAGCCTTCCTGGAAAGCAGTCGTGTTCGCTCGCGAAGTCGGCGGCTGCCTGACCGCATCGCTCGAGATTAAAGAAAACACGTCATTCTCATCCAACAAAGACTTCGAATTGTCAGTCAAGGTAAAACTGGTGGAAGCTGGCGCCCAGGCGGGTATGGCCAACCTCGGAACCGAGGAAAAAACCTACTTCGTCAAAGCGGAGTTCGCGCCGGTAAACCACAGCGCCTGACCAGTAGTCAGACGGTCTCAACCGTCAACCGGGCTCAAAGGAGTGATCTCAATAATGGCGCTCCTTTTTGCCAGTTTCTGACTCAATCACCGCATCACATGTACTCCCTAAACCCGATTAAAAGCCTCACCCAAACCACCACCCCAAACTGCGCACACCATCCCTCTGGCAGCGCACCCCATGAACCCCCTCCACATCTTCAAACCCGGCCTCCACACCGCCTCCTGCGGCACCACCCTAAACTTCACCGCCACCGACCTAACCGCCACCGTAGCCGCCTACAACCCAACCCTCCACGAAGCCCCGCTAGTCATCGGCCACCCCCAACACAACACCCCCGCAGCCGGCTGGGTCCAAACCCTCAGCGCCACCGCCGAAGGCCTCATCGCCACCCCCCAACAAATCGACCCCAGCTTCGCCGAACAACTCGCCGCCGGCCGCTACAAAAAAATCTCCGCCTCCTTCTACCACCCAACCGCGCCCAACAACCCCGTGCCCGGCGTCTACTACCTGCGCCACGTCGGCTTCCTCGGCGCCCAGCCGCCCGCCGTCAAAGGCCTGCGCCCCATCGAACTGGCCGAAGCCGAACCCGGCGTCATCCACTTCAGCGAAAGCGCCCCCGCAGCGCCGCCACCACAACCCAGCCCCCAAACGCCCCCAGCCAAGTTGCCCGACACCGACACCCTCCAGGCAGAAAACCAACGCCTAAAAAACGAACTCGCCCAACGCGACCAAACCGCCCGCGCCGCCGCCCAACAAGCCATCAACACCACCAGCGTCGCCTACGCCGAACAACTCGTCGCCGCCGGCATGAAGCCGCTGCACGCGCCCGTCGTCATCGCCGCCCTCAACGCTGCCCAATCCGGAGCAACACCGTTGCAATTCGGCGAAGGCGAGCAGCGCCAACCGTTAACCGAAGGCCTCAAAACCCTCTTCAAAGACCTCACCGGCGCCATCAGCTTCACCGAAATCGCCACCCAACACCGCGCCAACAACACACCTAATCCAACCACCAACCCCTTGCTCGCCGACGCCGAAGCGCGCACGAAAAGGCAGGGCTAACCGTGGCCACCTTCAACCAACCCAAAGACCTCGGCGACCTGCTGCTCGTACAAGTAAGCCCCGGCTGGACCAAAGACCGCATCACGCTGCTGGGCGCCAGCGACTACGCCCTCGGCCAAGTTCTCGCCAACGTCGCCGGCAAATACCAGGCCCTCGACCCAGCCGGCGCGGACTCAGCCAACAAAGCCGTCGCCGTCCTCGCCGAACACATCGACGCCACCGCCGGCGACACACCCGCCGTCGTCATCGCCCGCGGCGCCGTCCTCGCATTGCCCGAACTCGTCTGGCCGCCCGGCATCACCGAGCCGCAAAAAGCCGCCGCCCTCGACGACCTCAACGCCCAAGGCATCGTCGCCCGCGCCACCCTATAACGGAGCCACCCCATGAACCTGCAAGACCTCTTCACCGTCGCCAACCTCACCGCCGCCGTTAACAAACTCCCGGCCATCCCCGGCAAAGTCGGCGCCATGGGCCTGTTCGACGAAAAAGGCGTCACCAGCACCAGCGTCATCATCGACGAACGCGAAGGCCGCCTCGTCCTCGTGCCCAACACCTCACGCAACGACGACCCGGCCCCCGTCAAAGGCAACAAACGCAAACGCCGCACCTTCGAAACCCTGCACCTGCCCATCAGCCGGCCCATCCTGCCCAGCCAGTTGCAAGGCATCGCCGCCTTCGGCCAAGAGAGCGCCACCGCGCCCATCGCCACCGTCATCAACGACCACCTGCAAGACCTCAAAAACAGCATCGAAACCACCCGCGAATTCCAGCGCGTCGGTGCTTTGCGCGGCCAACTGCTCGACGCCGACGGCTCGCTGCTCTTCGACCTCTTCGACGAATTCGACGTCCAACAAAAAAGCGTCACCGTCGCCCTCGGCAGCCCCGGCACCAACGTGCGCAAAGCCTGCCTCGACGCCAAGCGCCACGCCGAATCCAAACTCGGCGGCGTCATGGTCACCGGCTTCCGATCCTTCTGCGGGCCCGACTGGTTCGACGCCTTCACCGACCACGCCAAAGTCAAAGAAGCCTTCGCCCACTACCAAGAAGCCCAAGACCGCATCGGCGGCGACCTGCGCAACGGCTTCACCTTCGGCGGCATCCAATTCATCGAATACGACGTCACCGTCAGCGGCCAACGCTTCATCCCCGCCGACGTCGCCCAAGTCTTTCCCGTCGCCCGTGGCGTCTTCCGCCTGTTCAACGCCCCGGCCAACTACAACGAAACCGTCAACACCCTCGGCCAGCCGTACTACAGCAAAGCCGAGCCGCGCAAAATGGGCAAAGGCTGGGACCTCGAAGCCCAAGCCAACCCCCTGGCCCTGTGCTTATTCCCCGAAGCCCTCGTCGAACTCAAGGCCGGCTGACCCATGCGCTACTGCACCCGCGCCGACCTCGGCAACGCCATCCCGCTAATCACACTCACCCAACTTTCCAACGACGACCCGGCCGCCCGGCAGCCCGACGAAAACGTCATCGCCAACAGCGTCCGCCAGGCCGAAGAACTCGTCGACGGCTACCTGCGCGGCCGCTACCAACTACCGCTCGATCCAGTGCCCACCGTCCTGCGTGACGCCGTGCTTTATCTGGCTCGGCACTGGCTCTACCAGCGTCGCCCCGAAGGCGCCTTACCCGACGCCGTCATCAGCGCCCGCAAAGACACCCTCAAACTGCTCGAAAGCATCCGCGACGGCGTCATCACCCTCGGCCTGCCCAGCGGTCACGCCATGCCCGAGCCCGGTGAAATCCGCGTGCGCGCACGCCCGCAACAGTTCACTGCACAGGTCTGGGAGGGCTACCCATGAGCCCAACGCCCAACACCCAGACCGAACAACTCATGGACGCCATGCTCGGCCGACTGCAAGCCGATTTCGGCCAGCAACTCATCGTCGAACGCTTCCCCGAGAACCCCCAGCAATACCGCCTCAACCACCCCCGCGGCGCCGTCCTGCTGGCCTACGGCAAATCCACCTTCGGCCACACCGAAAGCCTCGACGCCACCGTCCAGGCCCGCCAGATCGTCCTGCGCCTGACCCTCATCTTTCGCCAACTCAACGGCACCGACGGCGTCATCAGCCACCTCGACCAACTGCGCGCCAGCCTCACCGGGTGGTGCCCGCCACACACCGACCAAGCCTGCCGTCCGCTCGCCGAACACTTCATCGGCCACAGCAACGGCGTCTGGCAATACGCCCAGGACTACGTCACCCGCGCCACCCAACTGCAAGCCAACATCGACCAGCACGGCCCCTTACTCAAACACCCAGAATTCGAGCAAACCCCATGACCTTCACGCGCTATCGCTACAACGGCCCACCCAGCGGCGTCTCGCTGCGCCTCGACAACACCCAGCCATCGCTCGACATACAACTGCACCCCGGCGAGCCCGTCGAACTGCCCGCCGACCACGACTACACCCGCGTCCTGCTCGCCCTCAAGCACCTGCAACCGCTGCCTATCCACACAAGACCGGCCGTCAAAACGCCCAAGCCACAACCACCCGCCAAGGACGAATAACCCATGCCCGCCAACTACCTGCACGGCATCGAAACCACCGAAATCGAGCGCGGTCCGCGTCCCATCCGCGTCGTCAAATCGGCCGTCATCGCCTTGGTCGGCACCGCGCCCACCGGCCCCATCAACGAACTGACCCTGTGCCTCAACGACACCCACGCTGCCCAGTTCGGCCCACACACCACCGGCCACAGCATCCCCGAAGCCCTGCAAGGCATTTATGACTTCGGCGCCGGCACCGTACTCGTCGTCAACGTCCTCGACCCGGCCATCCACCACAGCACCGTCACCGGCCGCAAACAGTTCGCCGACAACAACCCACTGCAACTCGAACACACCGCACTGCAACAGCTACAACTGATGCCCGCCGAAGGCACCGACGCCTACCAGCCAGGCACCGACTACATCGCGTCCTTGGCGACCGGCCAAATCACCCGACTCGCCACCGGCACCATCCCCACCAACGCCCCCATCAAAGTCGGCTACACCTACACCGACCCCGCCAAAGTCAGCGCCGCCGACATCATCGGCAGCCTCAACAAGGCCGGCCGACGCACCGGCCTCAAAGCCTTTCAAGACAGCTACAACCACTTGGGCTTCTTCCCCAAACTCTTCATCGCCCCAGGCTTCAGCACCCTCAACCCCGTCACCGCAGAACTGACCGTCGCCGCCAGCCAAGTCGGCGGCGTCGCCTATATAGATGCCCCCATCGGCGCCACCGTCCAACAAGTACTCGCCGGGCGCGGCCCGGCCGGCGACATCAACTTCAACACCAGCAGCGATCGCGTGCGCCTGTGCTATCCCCACGTGCGCGTCTACGACGCCGCCAGCAACGGCGAACGCCTGCAACCGCTGTCCATCCGCGCCGCCGGCCTGCGCGCCAAAATCGACAACGACCACGGCTACTGGTGGAGCAGCTCCAACCAGCCACTGCTCGGCGTCAACGGCCTCGAACGCCCATTAACCGCACGCATCGACGACCCCCACAGCGAGGTTAATTTGCTCAACGAAAACGGCATCACCACCGTCTTCAACGCTTACGGCACCGGCCTGCGCCTGTGGGGCAACCGCACCGCCGCATGGCCCAGCGTCACCCACATGCGCAACTTCGAAAACGTGCGCCGCACCAAAGACGTCATCGATGAATCCATCCGCTACAGCGCCTTACAGTTCGTCGACCAGCCCATCACCACCGCGCTCATCACCAGCCTCACCGAAAGCGTCAACCTGTTCCTGCGCAAACTCATCGGCGACGGCGCCCTGGTCGGCGGCGAATGCTGGTACGACCCCGCGCGCAACCCCAGCACCGAACTCGAACAGGGCCACGCACTGTTCAACTACAAACTCACCGTACCGCTACCGTTCGAACGCGGCACCTTCGAAACCGAAATCACCGGCGACTACCTCGTCAACCTGGGGACCGTATAAATGGCAGGCTTCAGCGCACACCGCATCTCCAACGCCAACCTCTACCTCGATGGCGCCAGCTACTTTGGCAAGTGTGAAGAGATTGACCTGGGCACCATCAAAACCGTCATGAGCGACTTTCAAGGGCTGGGCATGGTCGGGCTGATTGAGTTACCGGATGGCATCGATAAGCTGGAAGGGAAAATCACTTGGAACAGCTTGTATGTGGAGGCCGCCAGGAAGCTGGTGACGCCGTTCAAGAGTGTGCAGTTGCAGTGCCGGTCGAATGTGCAAGTGTTCAACAACGGCGGGCTGGTGAATGAGGTGCCGTTAGTGACGACCATGACCATCACCGGGAAGGAGTACCAGTTGGGCACGCATAAACCGCGGGATCCGACGAAGTACGAGACGCCGTTTTCGGCGACGTATGTGCGGCAGATGATCAATGGTGAAGAGGTGGTGCTGCTGGATTATTTAGCGAATATTTTTCGGGTGGGGGGTGAGGATCAGTTGGCGAGGTACAACAGGAATATAGGTAGTTCTTAATAGTGCAAAGCTATTGTTGATATTCATCTTCGATGATAGTGGGCGCACGAAATCCTATTGCGACATCGTAACGATGATGTAGGAAATCTATGGTGACTCTGCCTCATAGTCGAGACCACTACCCCTTCAGTGCCTTTCGAGCTAATCTATAGCCAGTAATGGCGTTGTGCCCATTACGTTAATTTTATAGCAAGGGAAATATTTTAATGGATTTAGAAATCAGAAAAGTTTCGGGGCAGGGAGATGTAAATCAGGAGTACGTTAATATACTCGCAAAAAAAGACTGTAACCTTCAAGGCTACATGGTTATGGATGAAACATTTAGCAGTGACGGCAGCCCCAGTAACAAGCATCGACATGTTTTTATCTTTCCAAACTACCAAGTAAAAAAAGGTGATCGCATATTCCTTCGTACCGAAGTAGGAAAAGATACGAAATGCACGACGGTAGACGGAAACCCTGGCCACCGATTTCATTGGGGGCTGAAAAGCCCTGTTTGGAACGAAGGCGGAGATAAAGTTCATCTCCTTAAAATTCAAGACGCAAGCCACTTCATGGTTACTAGTATAGTATAGTTACGTCATCGCAAAGTATAAAAGCCCTTTTAGCCAGGGCTTTTATCATTTCTGGCTGCAATTGATTTTGGCAACATGCCAAAACAACCGCAACACAGTTAGGCTTCATGCTTTTCGCCAACTACTTCTGAGCGGCCTCTAACGCCAAACCAAAATCACTTACTTTGTATCTCAAGGCATGATCAAGTCTTTTGTAAACCCTGTACAACTCTTTTATATAGCCATCCTTAACGTACCCGCCCCCGCAGAGCATTGAACTGATAAATGCTTGCGCAACAGAACTAGCACCTTCATCTCTCTGGATTCTATTAAATCCCTCTAAGCTAATCTCAAGTACATACCCCTTAAATCGATCGCCAATTTTTGGTGACAATAGAATTTTTTGAGTTATGTTCCCCAACGCTTCCGCTGCATGCTTGGGTATGTAGTGGGGGTCGAAATCAGGGGCACTAATGATCGGCTCAGGGAGCTTGGAATAGTCCACTTCTATGCAGTCTACAACCCAGTGCGTTGTGATGGTGACGATCTGATAAATTAAATAATGAAAGGGAGTAGGCCATTCAACATTCGAGTCTTCTGGCTGCTGCTCTCTCAACTGCTTAAGAATTTTCCCAATGAAATGGGTGAAATAAAATAGCGAGAGGTGATCTTGTACCCCTTGATGTATTGCTTCGTGAATCATAATTTCGAAAAGCTTTATTCCCGCATAGACTGGGCATCGATAACGACCTAACTGATCGTAATAGCCTAGCGGCAGGTTGTGAGCCTCAATAAGCTTGTGATTCTCATCGAGATGCCTGCATACACAACCCCCGACAGGTTGGTAAAACCCTAAACGTTCCGCAGTACGCACGTCTTTAAACAAAAAATAAATGATTCGATTCGAGCGAGGCAGAGCCAGTCGATGCCGGCCGTTTAAGTTCTCATTATTTTTCAGCTCGCTGTAGAGCAAGCTATTGCTGTCAGACATCAGGGCGGTTACAAAAAGCTCTATGAAATCCTCACGAACCACCTCGCGAACCCCCAAAATCTTTAGACTAAAATGGGGGTGACATACACTGAGATAAGTAACAAATTGAGGCTGATTAAGCAGGATTTTTAGAATGTCTCGCGCTCTATTCGCTAGAGAATTCCGCGCAACCATCCTCGATGCGATCTTCGTGATTATTGAACGGTATTTTTTTTTGACGTTCCCCTCGTGTACTGGCTGGGTAACAAAACTCCCGTTCTTCCAATACATTTTTTGCATCAGTGGCTTAGGAGTGAATTTGCTAATTAGGCGGACCAATATAGGACGATGTTTAGTGAGTCTAAAAAGCTTGTAAAGATGAGGTTCGATGAGTGAGTAAAGCTCGTCATAACGCTTCGTCAGCAGAAGGGTATTAACCAGCTTTTCAAATGTTCGTATTTTCCGACTCGCCAGTTTAGGCTTCCGTGCACGTAGGAGTATGTACAGACCCAAACCAAGCAACAGCAGGTAAACCGAGCTTCCCTTATCTAGCCCCCACTTCCAAGGGCCAAAGCTGTAATACAGCCCGACAGATCGAAAAAACGCCTCAAAAACAAGATAGTGCACAACGAGAAAAACGCCGATCGCTACGCACCAGTCAACCCATGACATACCCAGCCGAAAGCGCAGGCGCGTGCTGGTCGGAACGACAGCCCAGACAGCAGCTATCAGCCCTAAAATCGTAATCAGTACAGTCGTGTCTATTGCGGGATTGTTCGGCATGAGGGCAAAGGTCGATTGAAATAATGGTGCACATTGAAGCATGCCATTCCGCATCTCGCGATGCCGATTGGTGCAAAGAGCTGCACACGACTATCTTGGGTTGGGTAGTCACTTCTTACCCATAAACGTGAGTGCTCCCCGTGGAACACATAGACCCGGCATTAGCTGAAGAAGCCATTCCCAAAAAGTACGTCGCCTTCTGCGATGTGCTCGGCTTCTCTCATGCTGTAGAAAATGAGTTCGAAGCCACGCTAAGTCTCTACAGAGAATTCAGTGAACGCATTTCTGATTGGCCATTCCCGAAAAAAGCCAATATCTCTATGTATTCGGACTCGATCCTCATCGTATGTGATGAGCTGCCTCCACTCCTGTACGCAGTGCAAGGCTTATGGTTCGCCACCCTCGCTCAGAATTGGTTGATAAGAGGTGGCATCGCTTATGGCAAATATTGGGAGGATAGGAGCAACGGGAATCTCTTTGTCGTCAGCGATGCGCTGGTGAGGGCAGTGCGGCTCGAATCCAACGTAAAGATTCCCGGCGTCGCACTATCACCTGAAGTGGAAATACCCTTAGGTCTTTGGGTACTTCGATTTCGAGATGGTCCATACATGGCGCCGCTCTTGCACTTCGAGGGCCTCAATCTGGTCAATCCGTTCAACAGTATTTGGTTCAGATCTGCCAAAAACCGAGTGCAACAGTTAAAGATTCGGTTCCCTCAGCACGCCGACAAGTATGATTGGTTTCTAAAGCTGGCAGATCAGGTCGAGGCGGACGAACCTTTAATTCCGGATTCGGTTTTAGATGAATTGCTTGCGAGAGGCATCATTGGACCTTTAGGTGCCTGAGATTTGCAGAAAGGAGCTTGAGAACGGATGTGCCGGTTAAAGCAACGCATCTGGACTCAAGCGCACCTATCTCACTCAGGCTCGCCATTCCCAAACGGCAAGTCGGCAATTTCCTTCCAAGCCGACCGATAGCCCTCCAACCAGTCATCCGGATCCTGTCCATCAAACAACATACGTAACCAGTTGGCCGTGCTGGCGGCACGAATGTAGTACACAGGATGGTGAGTACCTTGCTCCGTATTCACTTCAGTTTCTTCATAGTTATAGGCTTTGAAAGCTCGATCACCGCACTGTGTTTTCAGGAAGCGAATAAACTGGCTAAGTTTGTGGTGCCCGCCAGAACCCATCCCGCCCTTTAAATTGAAGTTGGCGTACATGTACCCACTGGCATAGGTCTGCTTCACTGAATCGTGCCGAAAGCATAAAAGCATCCCCTCACAGCGCCCGCCGCAGACGCGTAGCAGATGGAAAGTAATGTGTTTGTTCTTCCGATCATGCAAGAAAAAATCGTGGTAGTCGTTACCGAGGTTTTCCACAGGAAAGACCGTCCCCAGACCGCTAACCAACCACTCGTACGATCCACCGGACCAAGCGACAACACGATCAAGCATTTCAAAGGAGGGAGAGGCAATACCTTCCATGCAGTCCAACAAGTGGGCAGGTGTGTCTTCGCCAATCGTTCGCGCAATACCCACCAGGCTTTGACGATCACCAAAACCAAAAACCTGATCTTTACGCACGCAAGCAAACAGTTGGTCCAAGCGATTGCCTACGCCTTTTTGCCAACTCTGCCGAAGGGTCTCGATGGGGGCAGGTTTGACCTCTAAGCTCGAAACGTAGCTCTGCAGAATGGATCGAACTTCCCCTTCGGTCGAACGATTGTTTCTTTCCGCTGAATCGCTGATTGCTTTGTGAATGTGGTCAGGTAATTCACGAATGTTAATTCTCGCCATAAAAATCACTCCTTCCGCAAAACAAACACTGACATCATTTTGGTGTCAAAATGAAGTCTTAAAGACAAAAATATGCCCTCGTTACGAGGGCGAACTGCCACTATTCTATATTTTATGAAGCTCCGCAAGCCCAATCAGGGCGAAACGAAGAATGGTAAAAGCGACTTTAGACTGCAGATGGATTGGCAGAAGCGAAGGGGGCGTGGTGCCTTGCTGAAATGTCACGCCATTCTGTAGGTCACACTCCCTGATCAATCAGTCTGATCTGCGATGCTACATCCTTCAGCGCCATTGCCTACAGCCAAGACAGAATCCCCCGGCAGCGCATCTGTCAGCCCACCGGTATCTTGTCTCCCGTCACCGCCCACAGTGACCAGGCAGAGCAACCAGTAGCACGCAAGTGCCTCTATGGACAGGACCGGTTGCTCACGGCCTGAGCTTTGATGACGACTGTACGCCGGCCCCTTGGTCAATCCGGCATTGCAACAACCGCGACTCAATCGCAGGCGTACAGTCGCCATCTTTTTTACAAACCGGTCACGTTTATGGTGGCTGTGCGTGGGTGCCAAAATGGGCATTGAGTCGCTTTGTTGGCTCCTCGCACAGCTGCCTCCCTTTGCCTTAAAGGGAAGGCTCCATCCCCGACCGCAGTAATTACCTACCTACCAACAATGTGTTTCGGGTGAATGCCCAACGCTAGCACCCACTCAAAAGCCTACGCTCCCGCGTACGTCATCCACTGGATTTTCCAGGCAGGGTTGGCGTCCCATAGCGGCCAATCAAACGCCATGCTCGCGATAAACCACCAAATGTGGGTCTGAAGATTCTAAGGATTTACCGCGTTTAAACACGACTGATTGATCGCGTTTAAGTTACACCAACTGTTACGCCATAAAGGCTACAGCACCTTGCGCCATTGCCTACGGGTGCTTCAGAATCCGCCGGCTTACACGGCTATGGAATGGGCTATATCGTTTCCCTGTCACTGCAAAACAGTGATCGGGTTTGGTAGCCCGCTTCGGTACCGCCGTATGGCGCCACCTTATTCAGCCTCTTTTCACAGCTGAGCTTTATATGGTGGACATGCGTGGGGCTCATTCGTGAGCGCCGGGTTGCGTATCGACCGGTCTACCAACCTGCGCATGGCCGCCACCCATCGTTTGGTAGCGAGGGTGAGGGCTCTTATCAATTTCGATACGAGATTTCATCTATGTTCAAAGTTACGCCAAACCCACCGGAAACCGATTCCGGTCCAATCCCGTACGACCCAGCGCTCGAACCTCAGAAGATAAAAGAGGCAACTAACCGCGCCATCAACTTCTATCTCAACCCCGAAACGCTGAAGACCACCATTCCGTCGCGCAAGACCGGCAGAATCTTCCTCATCGACCCCACCGTGGACGAAGAAACGCTACTTGTCGAAGCCAGCGAAACATTAGCAGCCGCCAGTGACATGGCCCGTGACATCGGCGGCGCCGTCGACACCCCTCAGCGCCGATCAATGCTGATCCTGCAACAGGTGATCATGCTCAGTGAGCTCATCGTCAACCGGGTATTGGATGCCCGACGCTTACCGAGCTAGTGGCAAGTCAGCCGGTCAGGGGATGCTCCCCTGACCGGCACGCAAGCCATCAACGATCGAGATGAACAGGCGTCAGGACTGTTCTCAAACCTCAAGCAGCGTTTACACGGAGTTAAAGCTGATGTCCAAGACACCACCCAAGCCGCCAGTCACAGACCCGGCGTCGCCTTATGAATCATTCAATTCCAAAAAGCTCCACGAAGCGGCCGAGCGTGCGCTCGACCATTACCTCGTGCCCGCGCAAATCATGGCCACACCCTATATCCCCAACAACCTGTTCATGGTCAATCCGCAATCCGACACCGAGTCATTGCTGGCCAATGCCTGCGAATCCCTGGCCTCGGCCACGGTCATGCTCGGGAATTTTGCGGGGACGCTGGAGGGGTCGAACCGCAATGCGCTGTTGGGCATTGCGCAGGTCGTCATGCTGGGCGAGCTGGCGGTGAACCAAGCGTTGGATAATGTGGTGCCGAACGATTAAGGCAGACGCGTTTGTAAAAGGTCGACACTGTGAGGAAGTTGAAGGCAGTCAGCCTGTAAAAGCTGACTGCTTTTTCTCAAGCAGAGAGAGCGTTAGGAACAGAGCCGTATAGCTTCAAAGTCTGCAGCGTCGCAACGTAGTAGTCACGATGGTCTCCAGCCCTGATATAACCTTCAGCCGTTAACCATTGCAATGTATCGGTTAGGAATTTCTCTTGTGGAGTCGATTTGTAAAACCCGCCGATAAACCCACTCGGCGTTTCGAACGAGCCCTTTTCGAGCTTGAATTTCTCGGCGTTCAACTCAACCTGAGTCGGGCAAGCGTCAATCAAAATTCTAAGAATGTCACGGGTTAGTAAATTGAACTGCTCTGCGTTTTCTGCACTCATCCAGCATTTTCCTTTTGGCTATAAATAGGCGTCACTGCCAAGTGATCTTAGCCAAAATCTGCAGGCGTGGTCCCCATTAAATCTCATTAAAAGCCAACGCTTCGATCGAACTGCATCATTCCGGCACTACTGACCGACCACTGATGAACCCGGAGCAATGACATGGACGACGCACACACCTTCACCCTCAAATTCCCCTTCACCAGCGCCGGCGGCGAACGACTGGCAACGCTGCCCATCAAGCGCCTCAAACGCAAAGATATCAGCGCCGCCCAGGCGGTGACCAAAGACGAAGGCGCCATGGAAGACCAACTGGTCGCCAAGCTGCTGGGCATTACGCTGGAAGACCTGGGCGAGTTCGACATCGCCGACTCAACCCTCGCCACCGAGGTGTTACGGGAAATGGCGGCCGGCCGAAACCTTGCTCCAGTCCTGGGACGAGGCGCTGCTGCTAGTCCTGAGATTGCCGCCGTCTGAGATCGAACGGCTCGACATGGTCGATTACTGGCGATGGGTCGATGTGTGCCAGCGCGAAATCAATCGCCGGCTCGAACTCGCCGAGCCATCGCGCAGCTGATCAGCGTCACCGCGCCCACCACCAGCCCCGCCAGCAAGGCACCGCCCGCCGCAATAGGGGCGGCGGCCAGGGCCAGCAACGGCAACCCCAAGCAGAACGCCACGATCGCCGCCCACCACGGCAAATGCATCAGGCACAGCCACGCCAGCCAGATCACACCGGCGCCGATGGCCAGTGCATAGAGGGTTTTAGCGGTGCGCAGTGCGATTTTTTCAAACATGCCGGAAGCGTAGCAACGATGGCCAACGAAGTCCTCATCGGTTTAAAAATTGGTGCCGTTGTTTCCGGCAGCCTCAACGCAGCGTTTGGCTCGGCCAAGTCCACCGTGCGCCAATTGGGCCGTGCCGTCGACGGGCTCGCGCTCAAGCAACAGCACATCGGCAATGAGCTCTCGGCGTCGTTGGCCCGGGGCGGCACGGGCATCGAGCGCTTACGTCGCCAGTACGACGCGGTCGGCCACACCCTCGACCAGCTCAACGCCAAACAATTACGCCTCACGGCCAGCATGGCGCGCGGCAAGGCACTCCGCACCGAACGCGGTGAGTTACGCGGTCAGGCCATGGAGGTCGTCGGCACGGGTGCGGCGTTGGGCGCACCCATCGTTCAATCGATGAAAACCGCCATCAACTTTCAGGACCAGACCCGCGATCTCGCCATCGGCGCCGGCTTCAACCCGGCGCAAGAACAGCGCCTCAGCATGGCCATGCGCGGCGCCGCGATCACCTGGAACCAGACCCAAACCGACGTCGCCCAAGGCACCGCCGTGTTGATCGCCGGCGGCATCGACAACCTCAAGCAATTAACGGCCTACGCCCCAATCATGGCCAAAACCGCGACCGCCACCCGCGCCAGCATGGACCACCTCGGCGCGGTGGCCATCGCCCTCAGTGACAACCTCAACATCGGCGCCGCCGGGTTTGAGCGCTCAATGAACATGCTGGCCTTTGCCGGTAAAAGCGGCCAGTTCGAGCTGGCCGACATGGCCAAATGGCTGCCGCAATTAACGCCCCAGTTCGCCGCCCTCGGCATCACCGGCGAGCGTGCCGTGGCGGAAATCGGCGCGTCGCTGCAGATCGCCCGTCGCGGTGCCGGCAGCAATGACGAGGCCGCCAACAACTTCAAAAACTTTCTCTCCAAACTCACCGCGCCAGACACCCTCAAGGCGTTTGAAAAGGCCGGCATCGACCTAAAGGGCAGCCTCAAAAATCTTGTCGGCGAAGGGCTGTCACCGGCCCAGGCCATGCTCAGCGTCCTGACCCAACACTTGGGCCACAAAGCGCCAGCCGCTGCCGCGCAATACGGCAAGGCGCTGGACATCAAGGACCAGCACGAACAGCAAATCGCTCTGGCTCGGCTGGACGAGGCCTACAAACTCGGCGAGCTGTTCGCCGACCAGCAGGTGTTGTCCTTCATCCGGCCGGCGCTGGCCAACCAGAAAGACTTGGCCGGCATCCAGCAAGGCAGCCAAAACGCGGCGGATCAGGGCGTACTTGATGACGACTGGATCAAGCGGATGGGCAGCACCAAAGAGCAATTGAAGTCACTGCGCATCAACCTAGCGGACATCGGCATTTCCGTCGGCAATGCGTTGTTGCCCGCGATCATCGAGGTCACCCGCGCCGTCGTGCCGTTGATGCGTTCGTTCTCGGTCTGGGCAGGTGAAAATCCGGCGCTGATCAAAGGCGTGGTCGGGTTGGTCGGTGGTCTGTTGCTCGGCAAATTGGCGTTCATCGGTTTGGCCTACGGCGTCAATTTGATCATGGCGCCGTTTGTGGCCATGGCAACCACCGTCACGGCGCTGTCGGCGAAATTCACCTTGCTGCGCAGTGCGTGGCAGATGGGCAGGTTCACGCCGCTGATCAGCGTGTTAAAACGAGTCGGCGCGGGCCTGCTCACGGTGGCGAAATACAGCGGGCTGTTTTTGCGCGGCATGCTCTTCGCGCTGGTCAGCCCACTCAAGTTGGCCGCTAAAGGCGGGTTGTTATTGGGCAAGGTTCTGGGCGGCACGTTGTTGTTCGGTTTAAAGCTGGCGGGCCAAGCCATCCTCTGGCTGGGCAGAGCCCTGATGCTCAACCCGATCGGCCTGCTGATCACCGGCATCGCGCTGGCCGCCTATTTGATCTATCGCCATTGGCAGCCGATCAAAACCTTCTTCACCGGCCTGTGGACCGAAGTGAAGGCCGGTTTCAGCGGCGGCCTGTCGGGCATCCTCGCGGTACTGGTGAACTTCTCTCCATTGGGTTGGCTGTACCGCGCATTCGCCGGCGTGATGAGCTACCTGGGCATCGAACTGCCCGGCAAATTCACCGAGTTCGGCAGCTTGCTCATCAGCGGTTTGGTCAACGGCATCCGTAACAGCGCGGGGCAACTAAAAGACAGCGTCATCGGCATCGGCTCAGCCGTCAAAGGCTGGTTCACCGACACCCTCGGCATCGAGTCACCCAGCCGTGTGTTCATCGGCTACGGCGCCAACATCAGCCAGGGCGCCGCGCTGGGCATCAGCAGCCAAGAGGGGGTGGTGCGACAGGCCGCATTGGGCATGGCCGCACAAAGCGGCGTCGACATGGCGCCCCCCAATCTGTTGCAAGTCACCCAGGCCAGCAGAATGGGGGCCGGCGCATCAACGTCTGGCGCCGCGCCGACCATGACCTTTCATTTCTCGCCACAGATCAATGTGCCCATCGGCGCCGGCATGGAAGCCATTCATCAAGGGCTGCAAGCCAGTTACACCGAATGGATGCGCATGATGGAACGCTACCTTCACGACACCCGCCGCCGTAGCTACGGCCCCTCAGCGCAGGGCGCTGTCTGATGTTCGCCATCTTGGGCCACATTGAGTTCACCGTCGCCGGCGGCATCAGTGCCATTGAACACAGCGGCGCTGCCGATTGGGCCGAGCACCCACGCATTCAGGGCAAGCCCTTATTGGAGTGGGTCGGCGAGGGGCTCGACGAATGCCACCTCAGCATCGAATTGCACCCGCTGTTGGGCGACCCGGAACAACGCTTGCGCGCACTGCGCGTGGCCAAAAGTCAGCATCAACCACTGGCCTTTGTCATGGGCAACGGCAACTACCTTGGGCCTTACGTCATCACCCACCTGAGCAACACCATTCGCCGGGCCACCGCCGTCGGCCAACTGATGGCCGCCACCGTGCAACTCAGCCTGCGCGAATACACCGGCGCCTTCGTCCGCAAACCCCATCACCCCGGATTGCTCGATCCCACCGTCGGCGACCCGGCAACGGCCCTCGGCTCACCCGGCGTCATTTCCCGTCAGGCGTCAACACCCAGCACCGCCCAACGCGTGCTCAGCCACGCCCGAACCGCCGGCAACGTTTTGCGCGCGGGCAAACAACTTTACGACGCCGCGCAAAGCGGCAACCCCTCGATCATCCTCGGCCAGGTGCCGCACCTGCTCGGCGTCACGGCCCGCGCCCTCGAACCACTGCAAGGCTTCATCAACGTCGCCGGCCTGCTGCGTGACGGCGCCGACTTGTCCCGGTTGGGTGAGGACGTCTTGGCCAGCGTCATCGGCGCCCGCGCCAGCCTCAACCCCGTCGACCTCGCCAACATCATCGATCGCCTCAGCGCCTCACACGCCACCCTCGACCAGGCCATCACCGTACTCGACAGCGCCAACGAGCGGCTGGCCGGGCTGGCGGCCGACGTCCTCACCCGGAGAATCTGATGTTCATTCCGCACCACACCACCGAAGGCGAGCGCTGGGACCAATTGGCCTGGCGCTATTACGGCGACGCCCATCGCTACGGCCCCATCGCCGACGCCAACCCCAACGTCCCCCTCAATGCCACGCTGCCCTCGGGGCTGACCTTGGCCATTCCGCTACTCGCCGCACGGCCCACCGCACAGGACGTTCCGCCATGGATGCGCTAACCCACCAACACGCCCCGCAGGCCCGCTTTGTACTCACCTACCAACAACACAACATCACCCGCGACGTCAGCCAACACCTGCTGTCACTGACCTACACCGACCACCTGACCGGTCAGGCCGACAGCCTCGAAGTCGAACTCGAAGACACCCAAGGCCACTGGCGCAGCACCTGGTACCCCGGCCACGGCGACACCCTGACCGTGGCCATCGGCTGGGAGGGCACACCGTTGCGCACCCTCGGCCGCCTCGAAATCGACGAAGTCGAACTCAACGGCCCACCCTCGACCATCACCATCCACGCCCTGGCCACCGGCATCAACAGCCCACTGCGCACCCTCGAACACCGCGCCTACGAACACCTCACCCTGGCCGCCATCGCCCAACAAATCGCCACCCGCCAAGGCCTCACATTAGTCGGCCAAATCGAACCCATCCCACTCGACCGCCTGACCCAACAAGACACCGACCTGACCTTCCTGCGCGACCTCGCCAACACCTACGACTACGCCTTCAAAATCACCGGCCACCAACTCATCTTCCACGCCATCCAACACCTGGCCAACGCCCAGCCCGTCGCCACCCACCACCTCACAGACCTGGCCACCATCCACCTGCGCGACCAAATCAAAACCCTGCCCAAAGCCATCCAGATCCAACACAAAGACCCCGCCAAAAAACAGCTCATCACCTACACCCTCATCAACCACCAAACCGTCGCCGTCCCCAGCAGCCACAGCCAAACCACCACCAGCGCCGACACCCAAAAAAACCGTCAACGCACCACCTCCACCGCACAAACCCACGCCAAAGCCAAAGCCCAACTTGCCCAAGCCAACCGCCAACGCACCACCGGCCAATGGACCACAACAGGCCAACCCCACCTCACCAGCGGCAACACCATCACCCTCAACGCCACCGGCCAGCTCAACGGCCACTACCTCATCACCTCATCCACCCACCGCATCACCCGCCAAGGCGGCTACACCACCACCCAACACGTCTCAAAAATCCAACCCAACCCCTAACACCCCACAGCCCCCTGTGTAGGAGCTGCGGCACGCTGCGATCTTTTCATCGTGGCTTCACGCAAAACCCTGTGGGAGCGAGCTTGCTCGCGAAGAGGCCAGCCCAGACACCCAACACTCACCAGACCAAAACGAGCCCCCATGCCCACCCAACTCGAATACGGCGAAGTCACCGCCCTAGACCACAAAACCTGCCGCCTACGCGTCCGCCTCGACGACCGCGACGGCCTCCAGACCCACTGGCTCAACATCCCCCAACGCAACACCCAAGGCACCCAACGCCGCCCACTCATGCCCGAACTGGGCGAACAAGTGGCGGTGCTGCTGGATGCGGACGGCGTGGGCGGGGTTTATCTAGGCGGGATCTATTCAACGGCAGAGCCACCACCGGTGGTGGATGAGGACACGGAGTATGTGCGGTATAGCGATGGGACGGTGGCGATCTATGACCGGACGGCGGGGGTGCTGTCCTTAGAGTGCGTGGGAGCGTTGAAACTGAAGTGCGAGGGGAGTATGTCGATTGAGACCAATGAGGCGGTATTGGTGAAAGCGCCTTTGGCCAAGTTTGACATCGCGCAGGTCACGTTGAATGGTGACCTGCTGGTGAACGGAAATTTGAATGCAACTGGGACCATCTTTGACGCAGGTGGAAACTCTAATCACCACCATCACTAGCTAATAGTTTTGGTCCGTCGCGTCTCAAAATTGCCTCAAGTGCACCGGCGGGTAAGCTATTAAACCGTTCCTCTATTTGCTTAGGTCGGCTGATTAGCTCTTCCACGATAAGGTTGATCATCTGAAACATAACCGTGACGTGATCAGGATTCTCCTCTAGAGAAATTTCACCCGGGTGCACTGCGTGGTTTCCGGTGACTCGTACGACGTCAAAAGCTTTTTGGATTTTCGGGTCAAGGCCTTTACTTACCAAAACCCCGATGTCCTCATCGACTTTTTTCCCTTTGCCGCCCAACTCTATGCATAGCTTTTGGAGACATAACCGGAGCAAAGCTGCGGCTCCTCGCGGCGATCGGCTAGATATTTCACGAGCTTCCTCGAAATCCGATTTACAAGCGGGAGGCAAATCAACATGAGGATCTGGGGCAGTTACAGTTGAAGGCATAATTAAACGGCCAGTCGCAAGATCTTCATTCTCCGCATCTTCAGGAGTCGTATTCAACCACAGACTTTCCTCACCACAATGCCCGCACCGGCAAAGTTGGAATGCCGAAAACCTGTGACCACCGTTGGCACGAATCCATAATGGTATCCAAGTCATTGATGTGAGTACTGAGCAAAATATGCATGTGAAAGCTTTGGCATGAAATGTAGGTTCGACATATTTAGACATTTAGCGCTCATCCTGAATACGGTTCGAAAATGATAGTAGCTAAATTTCTCGGCGCTTAGCTTCGGGAGTCAGCGCACGTATCGCTTGTAGCTCTCTTTCCTCCGTGATGCAGTGACGAACCGCCATATTCAACAGGCTGAAGAGCGCCAGCGCGATATCCGGGGTGTCATTGAGGTTAACGGCGCCAGGGTGAACAGATTCATTTCCAAAGATACGGATGGTATCAAAGGCCCTAAGCACGCGTGGAGGTAACCCCTTAGCCACAAGCTCGCCAATCTGTTTATGGATGTCGCCTTTTTTCCCGAGCAGTTCTTGGCAGAGTTTCTGCACGCACAGTCGCAACAGCGCAGCTGCAGCCCGCGGGGATTTACCAAATACCTGTCTGGCCTCCTCAAAATCAATCTTAATATCGTCAGGCATATTCTCCTCAGGAACCGGAGCTTGAGAAACAGACGGATAAGCGATGGTGTAGTCCGTAAATATCGTCAGCGAATAACCAGCGCTATCTTTCGTCGGTACCCACAGACTGTATCGATCACAGCCTTGGCAGACAGCCATTACAGTGATTTTTAGAGGGTATTTTCCTGAGTTCAATGGTTGCCAGCTCATGGAGGAAAAAGCCATGCAATGCGGGCATGTGAATCTTTGAGCTTGATACACCGGCGGATGATAGCTGTTAGTCATGGGCGCTCACAAAATTGAGGATTTGCTCGACATCCCTATTTATAGCGGAGCAACCCTTTAAACTCGATTAAAAGCCCAAGTTTTTAAACGCAGCCACCATGGGCCCATGACAACGCCCATCCCCCACACCAGCATCACCGCCGCCCACTGGCAACCCGCACTCGGTACCACCGGCGAGATCGTCGAGGGCCTGCGCGACATTGACCAATCCCTGCGCATCATCCTCACCACCCCAAAAGCCAGCGACCCACACCGCCCGGAATTCGGCAGCAACCTGCACCTGTACCTCGACTGGCCCACCCACCGCGTCACCCCGCACCTGGTGCGCGAAGCCATCGAAGCCATCCGCCGCTGGGAACCGCGCGTGGCCGTCGACGAAGTTCACATCCAGATCAACACCCAACACATCATCGTCCGCGTGCAATGGCGCGTCACCGGCCAGCTACCCCAGCGCACCGAGGTCCCCTATGCGCGAACTCCCTAAACCCGAATTCATCAAAATCGACCCCGCCGCACTCGAAGCCGAACTCATCGCCCGCTACGAACAAAAGTCCGGCAAAACCCTGTACCCAGCCCAGATCGAACGCCTGTACATCGACCAGATCGCCTACGCCGTCTCCCGGTTGCAGATGAGCATCCAGCACGCCGGCGAACAACTCCTGGTGCGCTTCGCCCGCGGCCCCATCCTCGACTACCTCGGCGAGCTCGTCGCCACCCCGCGACTGCTCGCAAAACCCGCCCGCTGCACCGTGCGCTTCAGCCTGCCCAGCACCCCAGTTCAGCCTCTATTAATCCCGATCGGCACCCGCGTCAGCACCCAAGACGCCAAGCTGACCTTCATCACCGACCGAGACATCGTCCTGCCCATCAACCAAACCCAAGTCACCGTCACCGCCACCTGCCAAACCGTCGGCGACCAGGGCAACGGCTGGACCACCGGCCAAATCAGCGTCCTCAGCAACTTACCCGCCACAGAACTGACCGCCACTAACACAACCACCACAACCGACGGCGCCGAGGACGAAAACGACGACCGCTACCGCGAACGCATCATCTTGGCCCCCGAAGCCTTCAGCAACGCCGGCAGCCGCGCCGCGTACCGCTATCACGCGCTGGCCGTCCACCAATCCATCATCGACGTCGCCGTACACGGCCCCGACGAAGGCCAACCCGACGGCCACGTCGCCTTGTACCCATTAACCCTAGATGGCATGCCCACAGAGCAACTTCTACAAGACATCACACGCCAGATCAGCGGCGAAAAACTGCGCCCACTCTGCGACACCGTCACCGCAAAAGCCCCGGTCCAAGTCAACTTTCAAATCAACGCCAACCTGACCTTCTACGAAACCGCCGACCGCAGCACCACCCTGGCCGCCGCCCAAACCGCGGCCAACGCCTACGCACAAGCATGCAGCGCCGCACTCGGTCGCGACCTGGTCCCCGAACAACTCACCGCCGCACTGCAAGTCCCCGGCGTCTACCGCGCAGACCTGCAAATGCCGCACAACCTGCGCGAGCTAAAAGGCAACGAGTGGGCCCACTGCACCGTAATCAAACTGGTCGATGCCGGGGTCGCCCATGGCTGACCAACCGCTCACACCTGCATTGGCCGGCGACGAACGTTTCACACTGCTATGCGAACTGCTCAACCAGTCATTAGCCGACCTCGACCTCAACACCATGTTGGTCTACCTGATCGACCTGGTGAATCCCACATTACTGCCACACCTGGCCGACCAGTTTTCACTGCTTGACGAAGCCGCCTGGCAACTGGCCGAGTCCCAACAAGCCAAACGCAACCTAATCAAAAACGCCATCGAACTGCACCGATTCAAAGGCACCCCGTGGGCGATCCGCGAAGTCATTCGCTTATTGGGCTTTGGCGAAGTCACCCTCCAAGAGGGACCAAAGACACAACAAAACAGCGAGCAGAACGGCCAACCCAACTGGCCGCTGTACCGCGTCATCCTCAAACGCGCCATCACCAACGATCAAGCGGTGCTCCTGCGCCGCGTCCTCCTGTCCGTCGCCCCAGCGCGCTGCCGACTGGTCTCGCTCGACTACCAGTTAGTCGCGATCCGCTACAACGCAGTCGCTCGTTACGACGGCCAATACAACCACGGAAGCAGCTAATGGCCGACCTACCCGAAGCCAACCAATGGACGCCCGGCGTCTACCAGATCGAAACCTCCGACCCCGTCGTCGGCGGCCCGGAAGGCGTCACCAACCTCCCAATAAAACAACTGACCAACCGCACGCTGTGGCTCAAAGGAAAAATCGAATCACTGAAAACCATGACCGACAAAGTGATCCAGGCCACCGAGCGAGCCGCCGGCATTGCGCGCATCGCCTCACAAAACGCCGTCAAAGCCGGAACAGAGACCAATACAACCGTGACGCCCAAAACGCTCGCCAGCCTTTACCCGTTCCGTGGGCGCGCCGTTTTTTTCACCCCCGGCACCCACGTCTGGGACGTGCCTTCGGGCGTCACTCAAGCATGGGTCGTCGTCATTGGCGGTGGCGGCGGTGGCGCTCGGTCCAAAACATTACCCGGGCCCTCAGGTGGGTCGGGCGCTGGCGTCGCTAGAAAACTCGTCGACTTACGCGGCATTGCCTCGGTAACCATCACGGTAGGCGCGGGCGGTAAGGGGGCGACCGATATCGACACCAAAGGAGGAGACGGCGGCACGACTCTTTTCGGAACGTTTGTCTACGCGACCGCTGGAAGGGGCGGAATGCTCGATGGTCAAGCGCCACATGGCGGCACCGGCTACGGGGGAAATGAAAACGATTGCATCGGCGTCGCGGGTCACCCTGTCGGCAACGCTTCAAACACCGGTTTTCTAGGCGGTGCCGGCGGGGGCGGCGAGTCAGGAGCCTCTTCGGACGATACCCGCAAACCCATTACGCCAGGACACGGAGGTGGCGGCCGCACCTCCAGCGCAGCACCGGATGGCGCTGACGGACGGGTAACCATTCAATGGTGACAGTTACGCGCGGGCAAACAACCGCTGAACTGTTTCTTATGCACCAATCAGGGGCCCCCGACACACCCTACAACGGCTGGCCCACAGCCAAAGGGACATAAACATGCAAGACATCCGCTGTGGCCAGTGCCACCGCAAACTCGCCACCGCGCGAGGCTTCACCGACCTACAAATCAAGTGCCCGCGCTGCCGGACACTCAACCACCTGAAGGCCCCGAGCCTCCTATCCGAATGCCCTGAGCATCTGCCCACACGAGCGCAGACATGCCCCAGCCCACCATTGGAAGCCTGTTCGCAGGCATAGGAGGATTTGATGCAGGATTCGAAAACGCAGGCTACCGCACCGCCTGGCAAGTGGAACTCAACCCCACCAACCGGGCTGTCCTTACCGACCGATTTCCACACGCCACCCAACACGAAGACGTCCGCCACTGCGGCGCCCACAACCTCCAAACCGTCGACGTCATCACCGCAGGGTTTCCCTGCCAAGACATCAGCATCGCCGGCAGCCGCCCCGGCAACCAAACCACCCGAGGCCTACGCGGCGAACGCAGCGGTTTATTTTGGGAAGTCATACGCATCCTCCAAGAGACACAACCTCGCTGGGTGGTGCTTGAGAATGTCGTTAACCTGCTCGCTATCAACGATAGCCAAGACTTTGAAACAGTCATCCGGGCCCTTGCGGACAGCGGGTATGTGGGATGCTGGCGAGTGCTTAATGCTCAATATTTCGGAGTCCCCCAACAACGTCGTCGAATATTCCTGGTCGCAGGTCATCAACGAATGCCCCCCATCGAGCTGCTGGCTGACGCCGCGCCAGTGGAAGCAATACCTCCAGCGTCTCAGTCGCAGCAATGGCCACGCCCCGCGGATGCATGGGCTGCCAATACTCTATTGGCAAACAAAGCCGGCTCCCAAATCGCTATGGGCTGTACCACTTTCGTATCTCACCCGAACGGATGGCATCAGATGGCTGAGCGGCAGCGAACGTCTGAACATGATGGGCTTTGCCTCGGACTGGATGCGTCCAACCTTGCAGAAGCTTTCGCTGCCGGAAACGCCGTCGTCCCGCAAATCGCCCAATGGATCGCCGAAAAACTAATAAAAGCCAACTAACCTCACCAGCGGGAACCCAGTTCCCGCTACCATCCTGCAATTCCATTGCACCCAGTGCAAAAGAATCCACCTACAAATACCGCGCGCTAAGGCCCAAGTTTTACGCGCGCGGCATCAAAATCCACCACAAAACCAAAGCCGAACACGCCCTGCCCCCCCCCCACTTAACACGACGAGCGTTAGCTCGAGTACCGCTTTTGACGCGAAGGCCCGTCGGCAGGCTGAGTGGAGGGATTGATTCGGGGGTGGGAGCGCAGCGACCGTTTGGCGAAGCCAAACACATCGAGAGGAGGTGCAGCGAA